AAGCCACGCCCTTTACGACAGCTCCCAGGCCACTTTTAATGGATTCCCAAAGTCCAGAAAAAGAAAAATCTGCTCCCACAGTTGAAACATCCGGCATTCCGGATTGTCCAAAAATCTCAGCCAAAATGGCCCCAACATAACAGTTGGAAGCCACCATCATTTCGGTTTCGTGTCCCGACATGGAAAGCACAGTGGGCACATACTCATAATGGGATTGCAGAATAAAGTTCGCCTGCACGGGGGTATTGGCTTGCAGAAACCAAATACCAGTGGTCAACCCTGGATAAACTCCGCTATTGTACATATCGTTGGGGGTCAACCAGCCCGCAGCAGAAGCGGCATTATTAGAATTGCCAGCTCCGCAGGGAACAGAAATCATTGAGGAAGAGTCCTCAATTTTAGCATCGTCGAGCTCTCGAATGGTGAAATTCGTCATTGCCTTAGTTGGGAAATGTTGGTTGGTTGCATGCCAGCAGACCAACCGGCGCTCTGGGCCAAAGAGACTTGCCCTCCACGGGTCAAAGCAGCCTCAGTGACGATGATACGGCCTACTTGGCCGGTATTGCGGTACGCAGTAGCATCAGTGAGTAAAGTGGTGATGAAAGGGCTACTGTAGTAGGTGTACCCAATATTGGAGGATGGATCCAAAGAGTTCATGGATGCCACCGTATTACGAGCGTAAGGATATAGAAGAATGAGGGCGTAATACGGACCAGTAGTAACTCCGGATGGACGGAGCCACGTAATGGGGAAAGAAGATATCATTTCGGTAACAGCAGTCGCGAACGGAAATTCGTCAGGATAACGGGCCGGAGGATTAAACCTCGGCCCGTACATACTGGAAATGTACGCCACTGCCGCCGCCACCGAAGGGTCTGAGATGTCATAACGGGATTGCACCTTATTTGCAAGGTGATTACCAATTGGTCTCAACCATTTCTTTCCTTGTTCCACCTGTCGCTCAACGCGTTGAGCGATCTTTGCTTCCACAAGTGGGGTAGCAATCAGAGCCCGCCGTGGCTCCTTGATAACCATTTTTCTATTTTGCTTCTTGTTTGTTTTGCGGGCTGGTTTTACCCGTTTTCCCTTTTTCATCGTAGGTTTGATTACGATGTCGGTACTCATTTTTGGTCGGCTTAACGACTTAGCCTGGAACCGACCTTGTTGCTGGTAGGAGACGCGTCCGTCTATGAAATCTACCAGTTGAGTCTCAGTTAGAAACCATTTATACTGCAAGGGGAATTGCTCTTCTGGAAAATGTTTACGAACAAAGGCGCTGGCCCTGTCCCAATATTCCGTTCCAATAAGATGGTTTCTAAGATCTATGGCCCTAGAGGCCAAGATTCCTTTATCTAATACGTGTTCCAGGGGAATATAATGTAGTTCTGTCCACAGTTTATCCGCCCGAGTAGTAACAGGAATGATGGCGTCAGAGATCTTACGATCAACGCGTGAAAGGAAATCCGTATCACAGGAATCTTTCCAACCCTCCGTCTTTAGAATGTATCCTCGCATACGCAGGATTTGCTGCATTCTAAAAGGTAACGTGGGGTCCACGTTGTCATATCTACTAACAATAACTTGATCGTCTCCATAGATTAGAAAAGCAAATTGCTCTTCTATTTGGGCAAGGGATAGGCCCGTGGCTTGCACTAAAGCATATAAGGTGAATATCCAGGAAGCCAAACTGTTATCCTCAGCGGTTGTAATAAGACCGGTAGGCATCCCCCCCGCAGTAACGAAGAGGGAACCGTCTAAGTCCACAATAAATTTCTTTATCGCGGCTGCATAACAAGCATCCAACAAATCACGATCTTCTTGACGTGAGAGGAAAAACTTCCGAATTTCAGCGATAGCCTCAAATAATTGAGCCGTAACACCAGTATCATGACCAGTGGCATCGCCTGAAAAGGCTTTCTTTCCTTGAGCTTTAACATGTAGAACCTTTCGCCAACCTCCCTTTTGCGCCGAGAGGCCAATGAAAATAGGTAGTTTTCCCGCGTGGGAATTTATGTTCAAAGCTTTGTTAAATGCATGAGTAACTGAGGACATTTTAAGAATAAACGGAAAAGCCGTTCCGTTTATGTCACGAATGCG